CGTGGAAACAATTGATGAATTACAAGGCAGAGGGAAAAGTGTAATTCATGAGGCATACATCAAGGACCGGCCTCAGAAAATCAAACAGGAGTATATTGAACATATGGGGAATATACTAATTTTTGATGTATTAAAAAATGATGATACTAACGATGTGATAGAAGAAGACGTCCAAAATGTTCAACATAAATTATCAAACAAGGAAGGAGATATATGTCACCTGTACAAGGAAATAGGGAAACTGGAAGCAAGAATAGAAATGTTGGAAAAAGAGTGGAAAAATTTGAACATAAGATGAAGAAATTAATTATGGGAAAATGTGATCCCTCCCACATATTAAACTATGAAGATCAAATGCCACCAGATACAGGACACATAAAGAAGACAACAACCGAACAAATAAAAAAACAAATGCAACACAACTATGAAGAAAATAAGAAGAAAGAAATGGAACTCTTCTACAAAGGAGTACCAATAAAGATAAGATACAACAGAGGCAATGAAAAGTTATGGGAGTAAACAAGACAATGAAACATATCCCCAACTACTAAAAATAAGCATAGACTACAAGGAGGATTAACAGTATGAAGATTACGGATCAAACAATAGAGATATGGGACACAAACTATAGCACAAGTCTGGACTATCAAGGAAACCAGTGGTTAGACAACTTAATTTGACATACCTATCAATAGAAGATGTATGCAACAAACTAAACACCTACGATGCACTCATGGACTTCATGAGAGAATTAGCCACACGAATAAACGAGGAGGACACAAAAAGATGAAGATAATAGAACACCACGGTAACATCAAGTTACAATACCAACAACCAGTCAAACACAACAAAACCACAGACAAAACCACAATCCCCACGGAGATAATCGAATACCTCGGAATACGAGACACAGTCTACATCTACACGAACACGAGAGGACAAACTACCATCACCACAACCAAACCAGGCACAGAACACCACACATGCCACGTATACAAAGACCACACCATCAACATACCCCCGACAATCATACCAAGCATCACCACTGAAGACCATATACTACTAACACTAGACCTATCAAGTGTCGATGACTACAAGAATGGATTAGGATTACTAACCATCACCACCTCCTAACCCTCCCCACACTTTACTATTTTTCAACCAATCCCCCTATATGCCACACACTCTAAACAATACATTTTAACCACTTTGTTTTTGTCAAACAGTAGTATGAGGATGAACAAAAAAAATCAAGGAACACACCGGTACAACAAACTATGCCCAGAATGCAAGGGCAACACATACAAGGAAGACCCTGTACACCAGGAAATCACCTGTCGTAAATGTGGACTAGTACTGGTAGCACCATACGCCTATGGTCAGGTGTTCCCTGGATACCTGTATCACCCTCGAGAGCGAAAAATCCATGTCCGGATTGTTTCACCGTTTGTAAATCGGAGATTGTTAATCAGGTACCAGTTCTAAATTACACAATATAGGGGGTACGCCTGTGGACAAATACCTGTTGGTATACAATGGCGGGACTCCACATGTGTAGGGATTGGTTACATTTTATTATTAGTGCATTTATTCATGTATATAGACTCTAATTTGTTGAAAGGGGAGAGTATAATACTATCATTTAACCTTTTAACACCATGATGTGAGGGAGAGCCCCTCCGTTGTGGTGTTGATGCAATGGAATATCTATCTGAATTATTTTACTCCGGCCAAAACTGGTGAGAGTATTGGGATTGTGTGTAAACCCGATTATGAATCATGATACTACACAACAAAAGGCATGTTAGGACAATGGGATTATAATAAATGGGATAAAAAAAGCGGATGATGGTGAAAAGGGTTGAGTACCCACGCCACCACCAGTGTGAAGCATTTCAATATTAGTCTGGGGTGGAACACACATTAGTTTAACCAAAAAAAAATTATCCACACACATAATAGAACCATGAATAGAACAGGATGGACACAACATGTTGAATTAGGGGGAGAACCAAAACCCTAAGGGAATAATCCACTAATGCATCCAACCAAATATAATATAGTTAAGGGACATAATTGTGTAATGAGATCTTCAATTATACCACACCAAAGTTAAGTTTATTTTTCCTCCGTTTAGGTAAAGGGGAATGTTTATTCGGTATTAGTATTTGACGTAAATATAATGATTCCAAAGAAGGGAAGAAGACAAAGGGTGGTAGCCCTCACCTACAATGGGTTGCCCCGTTTTGTCGGCAAAGGTTTTTTAGAGATTACCTATTGTTCCACCCCCTGGTTATTTTGGGATTATTCATTGAGGTGTGTTCCCCCCTTCATGTTGTGGGTTCTCTTTCATATGTTATGTGTGTGGCCTCACATGGTACAAGCGTGTGTACTCATAGTGACACCTTCCCCCCACCATCCATCGCTTATTTTATCCAAATAATGTAATCCTATTGCAGTTAGTTTTGTTGGGGATTACCAAAGGATTACCTAGATGGGATTCACACTACCCGCTCTCATGGATTTGGCCTAATAGACAAGCAGTAACAAATAGGACATGACTAAACATTGATATAATGGGATTGAAAGGGATTACTATTAAGAGAACAAATACGAGATTCATTTTTTCAAAATTATCAACTATTGATTATGATTTCCAGTTATAAATATTTGTAGTGTTGCAATTAGTCAAAATGGACAACACACCACTTACAACCTCGAAGCCCCCATACACACTGTAATCATTGGTCTACCCCTAAAGTTGGGTTATTTACACGTTACCAACGGGATTAGACACATTCCACGTAAACAAGGTATGGGAGGACAATGGGATAGCATGTGGTATTGTATGTGTCCGTGTGTCAATATGGCATTTGATGTGGAATTGTTCTTTGTCTTTAATGAAATTTAATATAATTTATTCAAGTCCAAAGCATTAGTTTTTGGATTCCGGTTTTACTCTTATAATTACCCAGTGGTGGTTCGATTCCACCCAATCCCAAACAACAATAACATGATGATGGGGTTCTGAAAGGATAAATTGCTTGGTCGCAAAATAATTAATGGAGTGGGTTCGATTCCCACCAGAACCAATAATACACACCAGCACAGAATATGGTTGTGAAAGGGTTAAAGTTGAAACAATGAGGAAATGAATAATTTTAACACAAGTGGGTTCGATTCCCACCACAACCAAAAAAATAACCCTTAACCACCAATGATAACCACAATAGGAATGAGGGTTCTGAAAGGAATTATAAGTTTTCTACGCACCATCAATTCCTGTAACAGTAGAAAAAGTTTCAATCGGGGGTTCAATTCCCCCCAGAACCAAAATATACACACACATAGATTAATGGTTGTGACAGGAAATGAAAGATTAGAACATGGACAATGATCCAAAGACAATAGGATAAATATAGTCATATTTATTATTATTCCATTTTACTCTGTGGTGGTTCGATTCCACCCACAACCAATTCCCTCAATACGTGAACACCCAAAAAATCACACACTATGTTATGTGAACAAATTTTAATGCTAATTTTTTATTTTAATGTAACCCAAACATAGACTACTGCACACGATAATCGTAGCAGAGTATTATTGTAATAGACTAGAAGGGGAGGTGAACACAGGATATGAACGCAGACAACCAACAAACAATAATACGAATATTCGGAGCCTGCCTAATCATAGCACTCACTGGTACAATACTACTAGCCACCATGGGCACTGGCATCGAATTAATAACAATCTTCCTAGGAATAGTCACCACCATACTAGGAGTACTAGCCACATTCCTACAAGGCAAGACTATGACAGAGAAACAGGAAGAAACACTAGAACAATACTATAAAGACAAACAAGACACTATGGAATCAGGCAAGGAATGAGGAGAGTATGTGTAACGAGAACAAAAACAAGGAAGATGTCCGATTCCTAAGCTATAAACTAGACCAATTGGAGAAGAACCTCAGGGAGGGACAGGAGAAACTGGAAACGGAGCAATCCAATAATTACAAACAATTGATTAGTATTCTTCAGCAGTTGCAGGAGGGTAATAATATTCAGAATCAGAAGTTGATTGAGTTGACTGAGAAGCAGAAGGTTGTGGAGAGTAAGGTTGTTTGTATTGACCGGTTGAAGGAGGTTGCTACGAAGCATAATACTGAGATTCATGAGTTGGAGCGTCGGTTGGAGATTTATAAGCAGGTGTTGTTTGTGGTGGGTACTGGTGTGGCTGTGGCTTTGGTTACTGAGGTGTTGCGGATATTATAGGATTAATATGGATTAATATGGAACAGATTACATATTTTGGAGGAAGAGACAATTGAAAACAATAACAGAACTAAAAGCAGACCAAGAATTATTAATAACAGCAGTAAACATACTAGACAAGATAACAATGGAAGAAAATGATATAAGCAGGGAGGATGCTGATTTCACCGCCTATGAAAGCTGGGCAGTAACTGATGTCAAAAACGAGTTACAAGCCAAAATAGGAGAATTACAAGTTTTAATAGAATACCAAGAAGCTAACACCAATGAGGCAGATGAAGCTGCTGATGGTGAACAAGTAACCGAACCACTAACCCCCACCCAAGAAGAAACAGGAAACACCATGGAGGAATAAAAAAAATGATAAATTATACCATAACACGAACACAGGACACCACCAAGATAACACTACCAGAAGGTACAATCAAATACCATAACAAACTAAACAACACCAGCTACTACACCAACAAAGCAGAACAACGCATAAGAACACACAAACGCTCATGGAAAACCATCGCAACAGTATACCTAGACAATATCACACTAGACACGGAGACCATAACCACGGATACGATATTCACATTCCACCTCAAGAACACGACGAATAATACCAGTATTGACATACCAGTGAATAATAAGTTAGCAGACTTCCAGACCAACATCACCAGTGTATTAAACCCTAAACATTTCTACATAGTCGACCTTGATAATACGAGCAGGTTCCAAACACACTTCCTAGACTTCATCAACACAGTACTAATAGAACTCAACACCAACAGCACGGTACTGAATGAGTTAATAGAGGACACACCAGTCGAGGAACCGGAAACACCAGAACCAGTACAAGGATTACAATCCACAGTACCACACACAGTAACCGGACACATAACAAACAGTGAAACCGATGAAATATACACCCCAGTAATCATAAACAAAGTATTCAGACAAGATGACTACCAACGAAGAGTCGAATACTTCTTTTTATGGAAAAACGAACAAGACAACACCATTATATCATCAGACGGCATCACCCAAGAAGCCAATGACAGAATACAATTCCTAGCAGGATTAACAGCTACAGTAGAATACAACGGGAAAACAAAAAGCCAAATATCCTACTCAGCACCATATGACTTATGTACATTCCCAATCGGCTTCTCAGTAGCCGACACAGACCAACCGGAACACACAGCCACAATAACACTCACAGACCCAGAAAACTCTGAAAACACATGCACCATCACAGAAACAACCGGCGAATAAACATACTACACCACACGCCACAACACACTACTAAAAATGTAATATATCTCTCTAACCACCTATAAAAAACTAACACGCAACAAAAGCAAAAGGAGGGCAGAAACAAACCATGACAAACAACAACACACACACAGAACACCCACGATACACAAACAAACAAGGAAAACAAGAAAGCGAAAACAGTGCCAAAACATTCTACGAAATATACCTCACCACCACACCCACACCCTCCTACACACAACTAGCCCGACTAAGCGGATTCGCCGAACGCACATGCCGAAACTGGATATACCAGTATGACTACAGACAACGCAAACAGGACATACTACAACAACGGGAACAAGAAAAACAAGAAGCCATCAAAAAAATCAACCAGACCATAGCACCACTATTAGCACGCATAGCAGAACAACACATAGAATCACACCAAAACACAATCACGGACACAATCCGGAGACAATCACAACTGGGAAACCTACCGACCGATAACCACATAAGAATACAACTACACCGTGAAGACCAAGAAAACAACAAGTCATGGACACAACTACTCGAGGGACTACGGCAAACACAACAATATGATGACTACACCAGACAAGCCGCCCAAAACACCACAGTCATCGAAGAATTACTAGAAAAAGTAGAAGACAAACAACTAAACCGTAGCCACCACGTGACACAACAACTCGAAGAGGAATACGAGGATGAAGAGTATTAACACACCACACAAATACGGGTACGCCGAATACCCCAGCGACACACTAGTAACATGGTTCAACCACATACACTACTACACCATGAAACCCCTCAAATGGCAAATACCCTTATTCCACATACTAGACTATGCAGTACAAGGCCGTTGTAGCAGGATAATGATAAGTGCACCACCACAGCACGGCAAAACAGAACTACTAGTAAACACATTCCTATCATATTACATGGTCAACAATCCCAACGATAAAATCATAGTAACCGCCTACAGTGAATCACGTGCCACCAAGTACGGTGCCCGTATAAGAGACATCATACGGGAGTTCAGCGAAGACACACTAACCAAACCACAACTCAAACAAGACTACCAACGAAAAACAAACTTCCTATTCGACAACCCATACGAGGGTGAGTTACTCGCCGCTGGTAGTCACGGAGCGATAATGGGGAACCCTGCCAATGTGATACTAATCGATGACCCTATCAAGGAGATAAGGGATGCACGCAGTCCCACACTACAAAGTGAACTAGAAGACTGGTATGATACCAGTATCGACACTCGGCTCCGTAAACGGTACCGTAACTATAAACGAGCACTACCACCTATCATAATAGTAGTCGCTCAAAGATTAGACATACGAGACCTGCAAGGAATACTACTCGAAAAGGAACCATGGATAGACGGCAAAGAAGCACTACAGAAACTACATAGTGGTGAAACAATACGCCCTGACACGTGGGTATACATGAACTTCCCCGCACTAAGCGAAGGCAAAGACAAGGACATACTAGGCAGACCAAGAGACACGCCACTATGGAGCCGACACAAAAACTATGAAGACCTAATGGCAGACAGACGCAGACGTGGTACTCAGCGATTCAACATGGTAATGCAGGGACACCCCACACGGGAGAGCGACTACCAATTCAAACATGAATGGTTCTACAACACCCCCGACTATGATGACAATAGTTTAACCTGCACGGTAGATTATAACACTGTCAACCACCTATTGCCTATGGGTAGGTTCTGGGACCTCGCTGCCCATAAGAAGATTAAGAAGGGGCAACGCAAACCAGCCACCGACTACTACGCAGGAACACTCGCCAGCAAAGATTACACCACAGACAACCTATACATACACCACCTAGAACGAAGCCGAAGAGACGCCACTAGTGTAAACAATGTAATCCGAACACTACTCCGTAACGATGGACAAGGAGTATTCACACTCATCGAACAAGAACCCGGAAGTATGCCACTACTATTCATAGACACACTACAAAAAGAGTTCCCCACATATCAGATAATGAGTATGAAACCACAGGAAGACAAACTCTACAGGTCATATGAACTCAAAAGATTAGCCGAGAACGGTTGCCTTAAATTCGTAACACACACGGGAGCGGATAACACGTGGATACACACCGCCATACGGGAACTGGAAAACTTTGATGGTGAGGATAGTAATGCGGGTACGGGTAAGCATGATGATATAACGGATAGTTTTGGCAGTGCAGCGAATTACTTCAAGATGAATCGTAACCTGTACACACCATACTAAGAAGTGGAATAAGCAGGGAAGATAGGAGAAAATAACATATATTAATTTGGGAAGTGAAAAACCACATGAGAGAAGAAATACCAGAACTACTAGACGTAGATCCGACAGTCGAATACATTGACGACATAGAACCAACACACCGTGAAGACATGTCACCCGATAGTTTCATCGTAACCAGTGACAGAGACAAAAACCTATACATCGAGAAAAACACTGCATTCAAAAGCCTATATGATAGCAGTGTCACCTTCACGGAAAGTGCACAGAGAACAGAGAAACTATACGGTACACAGTTCAAGACACCAGCATTCCCGAACACCTTCATAACATTTCTAACAAGGAATAATTGGGTGTTCAGGCAGTGTGCGGAACGTGTGGCTAATGACTGTGTAAAGAATGGATTCGATATAGTAAACCGTACCGGTATCGATAACGAGGAGGACATACTTGCTAAGGAGGAAGTGCTGGAATGGTTCAATCGTATGCCTGTCAGTATCACTAATACTGTTAAGGCTACAGTGTATAATTATGAGACTGGTGGTAATGCGGGTATAGAGATTATCCGTGAAGATGGACTTGACAGTCCATTACAGTATCTTAAGAAGTTTGATGTTGATAACATTAAGTTGTGCTCGGATAATCGGCGTATTGTTCAGACTATTGATGGTAGTGACACTTTCTTTGTACTTTACGGGCAGGACCTGTTTGATGGTGAAAAACGATACCTTAACCGTGAGACTGGACAATGGAGTGACACACCATTAGACCCTGAAGTAGAAGCTCATGAGGTATTATGGTTATACCGTGATGACCGTGGAGCTAATGAGTATGGTATACCACAGATAGCTCCGGGTATGAAGATTATTGAAATGGAAATCGGTCGACAGAATTATATCATTGACTTCTTTATTAACTTTGGTATGCCTGCATGGATTGTTACTATCACGGGTACTTTCTATGATGAGGAGAGTAAGAGGTACTTGCCGGATGGATCATTGAATCCGTCCTTTGATGTGACTAAGACTTTGCGGTATAAGATTGGTAAGCAGATTCAGGAGATTATTGATGGTGGTCATCATGGTGCTATCGTGATGAGTTTCCCTACATCTTCGGGGCAGGAGCCGGTTAAGGTTACTATTACTCCTTTAGCAACTGATGTTAAGGAGGCCAGTTTCCGTGGTATGAAGGAGGATAATGGTGAAGACCTTTGTGGTATGATGGGTGTAGACCCTAACCTTATACTCCGTAGTAAGACTGGTGCTATGGGTAATAATGCCATGGACTCTACATTGTTGGCTCATAATGATAATAAGATTAAGCCTACACAGAACATGATAGCTAATGAGATAACACGCCTTTTAATGTTCGAGAATGATACTACATTCACTCATGACATTAGTAACCTACGATTCAAGCTACTCGACTATATTGAACAGAACATTACAGAGAATGTTACACGTGACATGCAACTAGTAGAGCATGGACTGATGAAACGCCGAGAGTTCCAGTCCAAGTATAGTAAATCCTTGAACATTACCAGTGATGATGAGGAACCATTACTTGATGTGTATTGTATTAATGGTGTGCCATTATCGGTTATAGCGGAGCAGGGGTTACGTGAACTGGAAGATGCCCGCCTTGAAGAGTTAAACGAACAAGTCATGAAAGCAGGTGTAGACTTTGAACGCAGAAGAAGAAACATTACTAAAGCTAAAGGCCTTGCAAATAAAAGATTCCTTTCTACTGTCAAGGAAAGAATCCGAGGATGAAAAGGAATATGAAGCCCTGCTCTGTGAACGGTTATCCGGTTGGTTTGACCGTGTCTTTGATGCAGTGCTGGGTAATGTGGTTGATGACAAACCCGAGGAGGTACGCTATTATTACCAGATAGAAAACATCATACGACAGTATAAGGAAGAGTACCAGCAGATATTATCCGAGACTATACAGGACTTCTACATCACGCACAGTGAAACCGTGGAAGCCCGTATTAATCACACCATCGCCACTAAGACACTAGACAATTACATAGCAAGTAAGGATATGCAAAGCTTCCTTGATGAATGGTTATACGAGAACACCACGCTTAGTATGTTGCAGGAGGAAGTGAAGAAAAAGCTACGCTACGCAAAGAACGTGCATAACACCATCAAGCGATACCTACCAAATCATTTAAGTTTGGATTTATCACCGACACAGTTTACCATGCAGGAATTACTGGACTATGAGATAGACCGGTCAATCATAGAATACATGAGCAGTAACATATTCACCGCCAGTGAAAGCACACTAGAACGAGTAACACAGAAAATCTATGACATCATAAAAGAGAGTTATGCTGAGGAAGGAAACGGAATAGACAAAGTAACCGAAGCCATCACAGAACAATTCAATGAGCTAAGAGACTTCGAGGCACAACGCATCGCACGTACCGAGACACTCAAAGCACAGGCAAGTGCCACACACCAACGATTAGTAAACAATCCTGATGTGGAATACATTCAATGGATAGCTACCCATGATGACCGGACACGTGACAGTCATGCAGAACTGGACGGGCAAATAACATACGCCGACGGAACAGGCGTGTACAGTAATGGTCTCGCACACCCTGGTGATGAAAGCGGTGACATAGAGGAATGGATTAACTGCCGGTGTGATGAAGCAGCATTCATGCCCGAGCCTGGTTATGTTCCACCTAGTGGTGCTGATAATTGGTATGAGGGTGAAATGGTTTTTGATCCGACGATTAGTGTTCCGGAGGTTAATGTTGAGTTGGGTGAGTATCTTGCTAGTTGGTGGTAACCATGGTTAGTGAAGAGTTATATGATGAAATAGTCCGTGTGACTGAGGCGTTCTTTGGTAGCCTTGATTGTAGTATCTGTGCCAATAATGGTAACAGTGCTGTGTGTGAATACTGTAGTAATCATGGGGGACATAATTATTTGTTGTTCCGTGTGGGTAGTGTTCATGCTCACAGTTTCACAGAGGAAGTGTTAAGGATTGTCAGGGAACATGAGGAAAACAATATTTAAAATGAACAGTGATGGCAGGATTATTGTACACCTCCCTAATGGTGGGGAAAAGGTGTGCGGTAATCTACATCAAGCGATATTATATAGTAGGAGGAAGTGAATTTATGGGTTATAGTTATAATGAGTACAGGCTCAGGCAGATTAACGAGTTACTATCAATACTTGGTGATGTTGATACCGTGGAAAAAGAGGAATTACTCCTTGAGCGGGATTGTATTTTGCATGAGCTTCGGCATAATGAGAGTTTGCCTCACAGCATTAAATGATTGTACATTGTTTAATGCTCCAATAATAATCCCCGTGTTTTTGTCATACACGGTGAACAATGTACAAAAAAAAGACAAAAAAATAGAAATGGTTGTTACCAGGATGGTGGTCAACAAATAATAGGTGGGTTCAAATCCCACAACAACCAACACACCTCACACTACTCTTTTTTTTATAATAAATTATCAATTACAGTTAATAATATGTATAAACCCCCTTATTATAATAGTTACCCACCCCCAATACACGCAAACAATTGATGAGGTGATAAACATAACCACCAGAACAATAACAGGCCCAATAATAGTACCAGACACACCGGACTGTGACTACCCGAACGGCGAAGAACTACTAAGCAACCAGAAAATAGAACACCTCCGCCAAACATTCAAAGACTACCAAATAATCGACTACCAACACCAATTCACAAACAACAAGGAAGATTACTTCATGAAAAAAGTAGGAACACCCCTACGCTTATTCTACAATGACGAGGAGGTAACCTTCGAGGATGTGACCGGTCAGATGGTGACAGTGCCACCACAGACATTATGGCTGGAATCAGAGATAACCGACCCAGCAGTGGTAAAACAAATTGATGACAAGGAAATCGTGGCCTACAGTATAACGGTAAGTGAAAAAAGTGATGCCGATACTGTTATGAGGGTTTATAATCAGTTAGCCAGTAAACACGCAAGTAAGGGATTAATTAACCATAAGAAGATGCAGGAAATACACCATGCTATCAGTACTAAACGTACACTAATACGGGACATAGAAGACCCTGCACTACTAACAGTAAGTGTGGTTAAGTTCCCATGCGTTAATAAGGCTAAGTTTTGTAAGAAATCACTTTTAAATAATTATGGTGATAATATGACAGAGAAAAGTAATGATAACGCTAATCAGACATTCATTGATAGTGTTAAGGACGCTGTGAAAGAGTTCCGCAACAGCCTCACCGAAGAAACAGAAACCGAGCAAAACCAACCGGTGGAAACAGTGGAAGCAGTAAAAGAGGAACCAGTTACACGTGAACAAGTTAACACTATGATAACCGAGCAGGTAACAAGTGCAGTAGACGAACTCAAATCTACACTCAAAGCACACTTTGGTGATCCGGGTGATAGAACTCGTACGCCATGGATTCAAAGCGACCTTACCCCGGAGGGTGAGGAAATACCTGAAGAAGAGGATGGTGAGGGTGATGTTAATGATGAAACTTCACAAAAAGAAGATGAAGTTGAAGTTGTAACTGAACCGGAAACCATCGGAGAGGAAGAGGAAGATGGGGAAGCCACCACCACAGATGATGAGGGTGAGGGTGAAGAACCAGCCGAAACAACAACAACAGCAGACGATGATGATGATGCTGATGATGAGGAAGATGAAGAGGTTGATGATGTGGAGGAAGCAACCAAAGAAGACACCACACATACACCAACAAGACCATCCGCATCAGCACAAAAAAGCAGAACACACGCAACAATAAAAGGAGGACACAAGAAAATGTCAAACAGCAGAGATGAATTAAGCGTAATCCAAGACGCTATCAAAAACAAGTTAAGTACCAAAAGCGTACAAGCAGAAGAAATAAATTATGACGGATTAGGACTCGTACCATACGCAAACAAATTCCTAGACCAAATAGAAGACCCAATCTTCTACGAAGCATACAAGAACAGCTTATCATACAAAGCTGACTTCACAATAGATGAAACCAACACCAGAAAAGCAATCCTCAACACCGCAATGTTCACAACATATGTACAGAAAATCATTCAAAGCGAACCACTCTTAGAGGATGCTAACTACATAACTGGTGTACATGGTAAAGCACATATCTACGGTATCGAAGACACCATCGCAACCGAAGACGGAGCACTACCAGAACACTTCTACTTCGACAAAGATGTAGCACTCCAAGAAGCTACCATCAACGATATTGAAGTAGAAACCTACCCACAAAGAACTAAAATAAACATAAGCGATAGACAAAGACTCGCCAATGTGTTCGGTGATGACCTTGTAAACATCTTACTTGACAGAACCGTTCAAAGATTAAAACAAGGTGTAGCAGCTGCTCGTTTCTATGGTAATGAATCTGCTGCTAACACGGTAGACCTCCAATATCGTAGACAGGACGGTTACCTTAAAGGTGCAGGTGTACAATTAACAAGTGATGATGTAAACCTTGATAAAATCACTGACATCTTTGATACAATGTTCTACAGCTTACCTGAGGAAGCTCAAGTAGAATCTGATTACGTGTTCTATGTGCCAACTAATGTTCGCAGAGCATTCGGTTCTTACTTCCTTGATAAAGCAGCTGACAGAGCTATTGACTTCATCGGTCAGAGAACACCACTCTACTGGGGTGACATTCCTATTAAAGTATCACCTACACTTAACAACAAACCAGTAAGAGACTTACTCGATGATGGTAACGTATCCGTATTACTTACAAAACCAACCAACACACACTTTGTAGTTGGCCGTGAAGCAGGTATTGAACCTAAACGTTATGCAGAAACTTCATCTGATACTTTCTATGCAACTATTGATACTGCTAATGCTTACAGTATCAGTGATTATGCTGTAAGATTATCTTTAACTGCTGATGAGTATGCTGGTCTTGTTGGTGGAGCTTCTGGTTCTGATGACCAACAAGGTGATGATGGCCAACCATAGGGACTCACCAGTAGTTGATTGAGGGAATATGAGGGGAATCCCACACACCCGCCCTCACAACACCCCCCTACACATTTTTTTTTTGGTATATAATAACTATTATTGGAGGTCACACAAAAAAATGATAACCGCATACTGCACAATAAAAGACGTCAAAGACCTATCAAGGGTAACACCCAACAAGATAGGACTAGACAAAACCGAAGCAGACGAACTCGACAACATACTACACGAATGGATACTACAAGCAAGCGCACTAATCAACGACTACACCAACAACCCACTAACAGAAACCGACACCAACCAGCAAACAACCAAATACTACGTATACCGCAACATAGCCACCCGTATAGTCGCAAACATGTGTGCACTCAGCGCAGCATACAAAAGCCACAGCGTAGTAAAAGTCAACGATTGGAGCATAAGCACAGTACCCAGCGAAGTATTCCCCGTTGCCATGAAAAAAGAACTGGAAAACTATAAAAGCGAGACCAGTAACAACAGTACAGCATTCGGAGTACTCACAGTCAAAGGTGGAGGAATATTTGATGAAGATAGAGATAAAGTTGGGTGAACAGTTAGAAGCATTTAATGGTCAACCAGAACAAGTGGTGACCACATTCCTATCATTATCCAGTGAGGAACTCACGGGGGACATCAAAAAGGAAACACCCGTCGACCATGGTAAACTAAGAGGCAGTTGGACTCCAAAACAATCCAAAAACAAGCTAGTAGTAGAGAACACCCGTAACTACGCATTATTCGTAGAAAAAGGTACGGGAATATTCGCATCAGAGGGAAGACACCGCATATTCCCAAAAAACGGGAACGTAATGCACGCTAACATCAAAGGCGATGACGTGTTCTTCACCAACAGCCGAGGACAACCTGCACGGCACATGGCAGAAAAAGGATTCATGACCTACCGCAAAAAAATACCAAAACTATTCCAAACATCAATAATCAAACACGCCAAAGGAGGAAAATAGTATGACAGCTTACTACGCAGACCTAGTAACACCACTCGAAGTAATACCACAGAAATTCTGCCAATGGATACAATGCGAGATCACTGAAGATGGATTACTTGAGGAGGTGGATAAGTTCTGTTCCACATTCCGTACTGAGGGAAGCGTACTTAATTATGAAATATGGGTTAGGAAGATGGACTGGACTGTATCCGAGGAAACAAGTCAAGTAGTCGGCCGTGACAGTATGGTTACACTTGAGTACCCCTTTGAAGTGGCAATTATCGTTGATATGATAGGGGATGAGGAGGAAAGTGAGCGTAAGGCTATACAGTTGCAGGCTAAGACTATTATGAGCATCTTCAAAAACTATGAACGATTAATCTTCGAGGATGCTAGTATAGGCTACGTGAATTACTTCACACTGGACACGGGTTATAATGATGGAAGTATTAACCCAGTGAATCGTGAGGATGACGTGATTATCAAAGGATTCCAGATAACCCTCAATGTAGATGTGAACTATCTGATGTGTTATCAGAGATACAAGAATGAACAAGGAGGAACATAGAGTATGGGAAACTATATGGGAATCTCCTTCACCGATGAAGGAGACACATACGGAACCAACAAACTATTCACCAAAGAACCAGCCTTCTACTGGAGAATAAAAAGCAGTGACGCTGACTGGAACTTCGGCGAATTTGATGATGAAGACCTTGATGAACTCAGAGTAGGATACCCAGAACCAGCCGGAACAGTAGAACTAAGCGGTGCACATATAAAGGCAATGCCAACAATCATGTACGCACTACTCGGTAACTACCTATTCACAGAAAACTATACCACAGTTGAAGTAAATGGGGAACAGGTTTCCGTGAACATGCACGAATTCTGGGCAGGAAACGGATTGGAAGTACCGGAATGGTGTGCCAACATGATCTACGAGGTTGGTAATCAGACCATGATAGACGGTGCAGTAATGGATAGTTTCGAGTTAAACGCTGGACTAAACAAAACCACAGCTGAATGTGGATTCGTGTACCGTAACGAACAATCCAAAGAAATCAATGTGGAAACCGTAATACAGAACAAGAACATCCTACAAGCATTACCACTCGTAGGGTATGATTGGACTGTAACACTTACAGTTAATGATGAAAGCCTTAACCAGGAAATACAACCTTGTTTTAACGAGGTTAACATCAGCGTCAACAATAATATCTTGACTGGTGATGATGTAAGATGTCTTGGTAAAGACCGTTACGGTTTCAAGCCTACGATGGAGAAAAGGGAAATAGAAGTAACCGGAAAAATCAAACTCACACCAGCTACCCTACCACTTGTAAACACACTCAAGTATAAAGGTAGCACTCAAAGTACTGGTGGTTGGAGATACTGGAACAAATGTCATAACATTGACGGAAGTCTAAAGCTTCGTGCTACTAGTTGTCTTGACAGTGCGGAGTGGATTGAGTTCTACTTCCCTAAAGCTGCTATCAACATTGACCCTATTAAGATTGAGGATGGTAATGTTGATGTGGACATCGCATTGAAGTTATACAATACTAAGAAAGCACCGCTCACACAAAAGGTTGACCCTTCTAATCCGGATAGTGATTATATTAAAGTGGTTACACCGATGCGTGTGAAAGTACAGAGTAGGGCTCCAAAGGTACAATAAAGGATTGTACAAGCGGTTAGCCTACACTACACCCCCTAACCACCCCCTAAACTATTTTTTTTGAATCAAATTGTCTAAGAGGATGAGAATTATGTCATTTCAAGAATTAATCAAAACAGTACAAAACAAACAGGAAATAACAGTCAACGGCCAAACACTAACCGTCGACAAACTAACAGTAAAAGAATTAGAACAATACAAAAACATTGTAAACCGTGCACTCGGAACAGTCAAAATGGGAATGGGAAACGAACGCAACCTACAAAGTGCAAACATGAACGTTGAACAAGTAAGTGCCGCACAGGACAAGGCAGACCATTATCTTATCCAGTGCAGTTTCAAGGATGAGGAAATCGGTGAGGAAGAGATTGACAAGTTATATGACTTGTACACGCCACTCGTTGAGGCACTAAAACGTGTTAACAACATTAACGAGGCAGATAATGGCCGGTTAGAAAGTGACTTAAAAAACTCTTAGAAACGCCGGAGGGAATGCATTATGCACGGATGGAGTTTTATGGTTATCATGTGTTCGCAGAGGCGTATGGTGATTTGACTCCTGAGCAGGCACTTTTTATTGATATGGGAGTTTCAAAGGTGTATAATGAATTGTTCGGTGAAGATGAAAAAAGTAAGAGGGAAGTTAGCAGGTTAAGGGGTAGGAGTAGAAGACCACGTAAACACTTCTAAAGTTTTATTGTGGGATGTTCTGTTCCTGCTCCTATTTTTTTTTAGGCATATAAATAATGATGGAGGGAAAAGAATTATGGTAGTAACGGAAACATTACAAGTCATACTTAACGCTAAGGATCAGTTGACGAGTAAGATTAACCAGGTCAACAATGCACTAAGACAAACCGGAACCGCCGCTAACACTGCCAGTGCCAGTGCTACAAGTGCCACCACCAGGCTAGGTAATGCTTACACACAACTACAGAACAAGGTACGAACAGTCTTCAACAATATTAAGACCACAATTCGTAACAGTACCGCGGGTAAGATAGTTAGTGAGAGCAGCCTCGCTCAGCCGTTCTTGAATGCTGCTGAGAAGATAAGGCAGAAATGGACTAGTATGACTGAAACCTTGAAAAGCAAGATGCAATCGTTAAGGAGTAGCACTAATACTGATGTGGGATTTAATATTAGTCCTGCGGGGCTTGCTACTCTTAACGGGCAGGTTACCACTACCACTGGTAAGGTAACAGCACTTGGTAGCGTAATGAACATGATAGCAAGTGGTGCTAGCAGACTTGGATTAAACTTTGGAACAGCATTCACAACCGCCAGTAGTAAGATAGAAGGATTCAAGTCCAAACTACAAAGTGTAGGGACTAAGATGCAAAGCCTAGTCGGAGGACTAAGCGGTGTACAGAGTGCTATTATGGGAGCATTCGGAGCAGTCGGAGTAACTAGTATATCCCAGTTCACAATAGGTGCAGCTATAGCACGTGAAAAAGTAAACGCAGTAACTAAGGAAGTGGTCGGTAGTGGCAAAGCATTTGAATCCGTGAATTCTAAGATTAAATCCGCTATTAGTGGTACCACACTTGGTTATAACAACATGGCTACTGCTGTGAACAATGTGGCATTAAGGTTCCACTTGACCGGTGAAAAGGTTGGTGAACTTGCAGGACCTATGAGTAAGATTGGTATACTCGCACAGGCTATGGGTAAAAGTACCGAGGAAGCTGCTAGTGTGATGGAACACGCATTTGATGGATTACAAGGTAAGTGGAAGGCACTTAAACAGTATGGTATAGATGAAGCAACACTTAAAGCCGCCGGTTGGAGTGGTGCCGCAGAAGATGTATACGGTTACGCTCGTGCACTTGACAAGGTACTCGAAAAGAATCCTCAATTTAAAGAGTTCACACACACCTTTGAGTACCAATTCCAATCTTTGAAGATGAGTATACAAGCGGTGGGTACTGAGATTGGTATGATGGTATTACCAATACTGAATACTCTTGTTGGCATGTTCCTTGACTTGAATAAGCAGTGTCCATGGCTTACTAAGATAATTGTTGTGCTAGCTATTGGTATACTTGGACTGGTTAGTGCATTGAGTGTACTGGCTCCTATTATTATCATGATAGTAGAGTTACAGGAAATGCAGGCATTAACCGCACTAGCTGCTTACTGGCCTTACCTGCTCATAGCTGCTGCAATACTCATAGTCATCGGAGTATTATTATACTTCTACAACACTAATGAGGGCGTACGCAACACTATGAACAAGATAGGGGAAACCATACGCAACACACTAGTCAAAGCATGGGAGGAACTACAGAAAATAGTACAACCCCTCGCCACAACATTCGCACACCTACAACAAGTACTAGGCAGACTAGCCAAACAATTACTAGCAGCATTCGGAATAACAGGAGATGCAGCTGATAACTTTGACTGGCTAAGTGCAGTGATAAAAGGATTAGGATTAGTCTTAGAAGTGATAGTAACACACTTAGTTACAGTGGCAGAAGTCATAGCCTCAATAGTAGTACCAGTCATCAGTTTTCTAGTGAATGTGGTTGCGAACTTGATCAACTTCTTTGTATCACTTGGTGAGGCATTAACGCTTCTTAGTCAGGGTGATGTGATGGGATTCCTTACCGTACTCGGTGAAGCATTATACACATTCATCATGGACACAATAACAAATTTCGGTCAAATGTTCCTCGAGATATGGAATAACCTTAACCTCATATTCGGTGGAATGCTCGGAAGTCTATGGAACTGGCTCGTACAATTCATAACCACAATGATATGGGGTGGTTGGCAGATGGTAATAGGATTCCTCATGTGGATTGCCTCATTACCTGGGCAATTCTGGAATTACCTAGTCATGTGTTGGAATAACTTCCTGAACTGGGCAGGTCAAATGATAGCCAAAGCCTCAGAAGCTGGTAACAAAGTAGTAACCGATTTCATCAATTGGATTACAAGCCTGCCAGGCAAGTTCTGGACGTGGTTATTGAATACTATTAACAAGATTAAGGACTTTAAAGACCAGGCTGTGCAGAAGATGAAGGACACTGCTAAGAAGATGGTTGATGACTTTATCGATTATGTTAAGAAGTTACCGTCTAAGTTTGGTGAATGGCTTGGTAAGATTAAGGATGAGATTTGGGCTCGTCGTGGTGCATTGGTTAGTGCTATTATCCGTCTTGGTTGGGATTTACTCAGAGAGTTCAAGAATGCACTCCTTGGTAGCGTGTTTGGTTCCGCAGAGGTTGGTGGTTTCAACAGGATGATTTATGATGGTTTGAGTGGTGCTGGTAATGTTGCATCCCGTGCCGGTTACCTCGTTGCTAACAGTTTTAATGCTGGTGTACTTGATGGTATGGATAAGGCTGGCTTGGATAATATTGGAATCAGTGGTAACGGTCAAGTATTGGCTAGTGTTGAACATGAAATCAGTACCCGGCAGGGAGACTCACAGACACAACTACTAAGGGACATCAAGGACGCACTAGGCAGTCTACGAGTAGAGCATACTGGTAGCATTGACTTTAATCAGAATGTTGATGTCACTGGTGACACCGGCTTAACCGAGGAGGAACTAAGAAGTGCAGTGATGCAGGCATTACAAGACCGTAATGTTCTCAAGCAGATAGTGCAGAGCAGAGAGTTCCAATCAATGGATAAACGAATGAAAAACCGTATGATACAGGAAATGAGCAGACACATATAATGATGAGAGGTGAATAGTGTTTTGACAAGAAAGGAAATAAGAGCCAACAGGGCTCGGGTAGTGGGGAATATTCTCCCCGTCTACTCTGAAATGATGAAAACACATAATTACGAGATATTCAATGCAAAGCAGGATGAGGATGGTACTGGTACTTTCAAGAATATTAACAGTACTCTTCGTAACCTTTACGCATTGAATAAGGGGGTGTATAATGCTGGTAACCTGCTTAATTGGATTTGTGAACATCCACGGGCTGGTACTGGTTTGACTGGAGCGAATCTTAAGAAGGCATTTGCCACTACTGGTGGGGTGAATATGGGTCGGGGTTACTTGACCGTTTATGCTACACCGGTTATTCAAGACCCTACCAATAACCTTAACCCTGATAATTTCTGTTACACTGTGGAATTGGATTATGATAGTGAGTATGCTTATGCTATGATGGGATTCCTTAACAGTGCCGAGGATAATGTTAGTCCGGGGATTAGTAAGAAGTTGGATAACCTTGTATCGTATCGTAATAAGGATAACACTAGTCACGTGTTGGAATACAAGATGGTTGAGGGCATACTTTACCTTTATGTTGATGGCTGGTATACCGGCCAGTACCTTGATGTCACCGGCCAGTCCCGAGATTTAATGTGTGCCTTCTACATGGGTAGTGCCAGTAGCAATTATACCGGTATTGTGGTGAAGGAATTAAGGTTAGAACCACTCGCCGATGTTTACCCCTCCACTTACCTAGCTAGTAACTTGGATGTGTGGGTATGTGATAAGGTTAAAAATGGTACTAGTGTGGCCACGGCTGACCGTGTAGCACCATTTGTGAACGAGGAAACAGGGCGTATGAATGCCGGCCGAGGGTACTGTACCTATATGAGTAAAGGAATAATCCACCCATATAACCAGTCACTAAAGAGTCGGTTCACACTTTCCTGTACCGTTTACTGTGATAATGGAACGGGGCAGGAAATACTATTTGGTGAATTGAATAATGATGGTACCGATATTACCGGTGCTTTCAAAACTGCACTAGTGGATATATGTAATGACGATGACTTTACAGACAGCATCAAAATAGAGTACAAATGTCTTGACAGTCACGCATACCTTTATGTCAATGACAGGTACACCGGTAAAAACAGAGACCTTAACAGCATAAACTATATGCTCGGAATGTACAATAACAAGGCACTCACCAGTAATGATGGTGTAGAAATGAACAACATCACCATAAAGAACACTTGCAACTTGTACCCATTCCAGTATCAGATAATGAACCTCGCCGTGTGGCAGTATGCCCAGTACACGGGTAACTCATCC